TATTAGAAAATATAGTAAAATTTTTGTCTTTAAGAACTTTCTGTTTAAGAAATCCGGTTAACCAATCAATAATAACAACTGTTTCTATCTTGATTTTATCATGCAAAAGAAATTCTAAAATTGGAGGTACTCCTTTAGTAGCATCTAGATAGGAATTAAACTTCAAATTGTTACTTAAAATCCACTTCACATCTGTAATAAAATTATATGTAAGAGAATTTTGAGTTCGTTTCCATTTAATCCATTCATCTTCTGCTTCATCACTTAATAAATCGTTTAACCATATTTTATTATTTTTTAATATATTTGCTATAAGAAATTCTATAATCGCATCCTCAGTTTTAATCTTCTTTGCAAGTCCCACGGATAATTTAAAGTTTTTTGATTGAATAAACATATTCATATCTTCTCGATTTTTTACCGAAGACTTTGTTTTTCCGTGGTACTTGAAGAAGTCATAATTAGAAGTGAAATGCAATTTTATAGCAGAATACATCTCATAAACGAACAATCCCTTTTCAGAGTGTTCAGATTGGTAATTGTCCATTTTGCTTTTTCATCATATTTCTCTGTTCGGCCTCAAAAATAATTGAATTTTTAAATGTTGCATTGATAAAAGGAACCAATTTGGAATATTCTATATCATTAGATTCTGCATACTCACAAATTGCTTCAATAACAGAACAACCATCGTTAAAAATTATTTTATTTATTTCATCAACAAATTCGTCACGCGTAACTAGTTTTAACATTTAATTTTGTTGTTAATATTATGTCATATATAGAAAATATGACTCCCTATTCTAGCAGTAACCTTTCTATTTTTAGGAGTTTTTATACGTTTTTCACAGAAATAAAGTGCTCCTTTTAATTCACTATTAGATTCCTTGTAAAGAGTACCATTCTCTTCAAGGACATTTCTTGCTATTTCTTTTGCTATTTCAAAAGAATCGCTCTCTGTAATTTTATTAATTGTTTTATGATGGTACCATGAAAATTGACCTGGTTGAGTTACAACTTTCTCTATAGACTCAGGAAATTTTCCAGATTTGACTCTATTGAGTGTTACTATTGCAACTGCATACTGTCCTTTTATAGACTGTCCACGCGCTTCATGATAAATATTTTTTGCTAACCAATTTAATTCTGATTTATTAACTGGCTTTTTCTTTTCTGGTTCCTTAATCTTTATGGAATCCGGTAATGCATTTAATTGAACAGGTCCTAGCTGTTCTTGGTTTATTGTTTTAATAGGCTGTTTCAATAGCGTTTCTGCCCTACCTTCTGAATCTACTTTCGCAAACCATATAAAGGTTATTAGGGTCAATGCGCCTAGGAGATATGTACTCCATTTTTTTCGAATATGTGATACATTCATTTTTCCGAAATTAGTGAAAAAAACTATATGTACGTCGAGATCTGCCTCGAATGTCCCATATTTTTAAGATGCAAAAATAATAATATAAAGCTACTAGCATCTTTAGTAGCTTTATATTTATAATATAACACTTTTACGTCAAAAGAAAAATAATCAAATTCTAGTTATTTCACAGGCACCGCCCGAACAACTAACTGCACCATAATCACTTACGTCATTAAACGTGGGTGCTGTGAGTATTTTCTCAAAATCTACTTCTTTGAAAGATTTTGCTATTTTATTCCATTTGTACCACAAATGCACGTCCTTTAGACAATAAATCATCTTTTCTACATCATTTTTAAAATAGTTTTTAGAGAACTGTTTTGCCCTCCTTATCCAATCCTTTTTAAGAAGAACTTCGGTTCGTGTTCCATCTACTTTCTTTTCTTTAGAAGTAACATGTAAACAGGCTTCCCATAGATTCTGATCAAAGTAATGTAATCCATCAACAATAAGTCCAGATGCAAAAATGACAGCGTCTCCATATTTTTCTAAAAGTTCTTCTGAATTTAGAACTGATGTAAATGGAGCTTGTGGATAATCTTTGTCACCAAACTCCGAAAGGAAACTAACTGCAGTAAATACATTTTGATTATCAAATACATATTTTGCAACTTCGTCATAATCATCTATAATAACAGTGCAAGAAACGTTATTCTGAGTTTTCGGCATTATACATCTTTCTGATATTTGTCCTTTCATAACCCAATTTTCTTGAACAAATTTAATCTTTTCTAAATGCATTAAATTACGCATTACATCTTTATATATCGTGCCAAGTTCATTTTCAACAGGAGAATATACCACATAATCGGTGTTGTTTGCACTCCAAACAGATTCTTCTATAATATCAGGATTATTTTCTATTAACCATTTAGCAGTGTCAGACTCTTTATTAAGTTGCATTATTCTAAAATATCTCTTAGAATGTTCAGGGTGAATTCCTGATGAACAACCAATTAAAACAGAAATATTTCCTGAAGGTTTCACTGTCGTTAATCGAGCAGCCGGATTAATTTCAAGAATTTCTGCTAATTGTCTATTCGTCAACTCTATAAGATTAATGCCGTCCTGCAACCACTCTTCATTAAATATGTCAGGAGTGTTCATCCATCCCGTAATAGAAACTCCAATCAATGCTTCTTTTCTTACGATCTCTTCTGTAATAGATCCAAGATAAGAAAAATCTGTATATCCTGCTTGTAAAGTACCAAAAATTGCTGCAGATTTGCATGCCTTTAAGAATTTTTCTTTAGTTTTACATGCTTTTCCATTTATTTCACTTAAATTACAAAGTGATACTCCTGTAATTTCTCTTTTTAAATCTAAAATAGGTGTGAATGATATTTCTGCACAAGGATTCATAACTTCATATTCGTTATTTAAGAATATAAATCCAATATCAGACATTCCATTATTTTTCTTTACTAAAGATGTAAAATATTCTTCAGAAAAAGAACCTCTAATTAATCCAACAGAATTGTTAGATCTTTCTCTTTGTTTATTAGTATCTCTCCAGTTTCCTGTTTTTGCATTTAATAACTCTAGATCCTGAGGATCTATAATAATACTTAAGGCAGAACGTCTAACACCAGCAGAAAGAATAGCATCTGCAATATGCATTAAGGTATCATAACATATTATAGAACGGAATTTAGTTTCGCCATATTTAATTTCATTTTCTAATAATGATTCTATTCTTTCTATTGCTTGTTTAAGTGGTGCCGGTCCTGGTGCCTTAAACCCACCAGCTATCATAGCTCCTTTAGGTCTTATTTGAGAATAATCAAATCTTACAATAGAACCTTCGTACTCTTTAAAGTGGGAGTTTTTAGAGCAAAAAGAACTAACCAAAATACCAAAAGCATCTGACCAACCCTCTATACTATCTGGAATTATAAAATTTTTTATTTTTTCTTTTTTTCTTGGGGTTAATGTTGGAAGTTTATCTACCCATTTTCTTAGCATAGAAATCCCAACTCCACATCCTGATAAACTAAGATAACTAACTTGTGAAAATACTTGTGTTTTATCCATGTACACAGCAGCACAATTATAAAGTCTAGTATTATGCTTAAAAATCTGTTCTCCTCTAAACTGCAAATTTCTCTGTGATGCAAATACTAATTTATCTTTATAAGATTGTTCTGCTTCGTTAATGTATTCTTTTAGAATATCTAATTTGCTTGCATATTTTACTCTATGGGTATTAACAACTGCTTCACAAGATTCTTCCCATGATTCGTATCTGTTAAATTCGGGTCTCCATTTGCTATAGTCTGTTACAAATTTTAAGTCGCTTAGAAATTTTTTTCCTTTACTCATGTAATTTGGTTTATAATGTTTGTATTCTCTAAATAAAACGAATTTCTCTTTTCATACTTCTATTCCGGTTGCTTTAGGTCCCGCCTTTTTCTTAATTTCTCTAAGTTTATCTTTCCAAGCATCAGAGGTTTTGCTTTGAATAGTAGAACCACGAAAACCTAGATTGATAATAGGTGAACCGAAGATTCTTTCTACAGAAATTTCTCCACAATTAGGACAAGGTTCTAACGTAATTTTATCTCTGTCATCAATTAACACATTTATCTCTTCATCATAATCACATTTAGTACATTTGTATTGATATGTTGGCATGGAATTTTATTAAGATTTTGTTGGAAGTTCACATTTCCAAAAATTAGGAGTTGCCCCTATTTCACGTACGATGCGATTTGATTCACAGTTAGGACATGGAACATGAAGCGGTTCATCTCTTTCTATTATTGGTAATATTTTTTCAAAGTGATAATCACAATCTTGACAATTGTAGTAGTATAATGGCATGATTTATTTAAAATTATATTTTTTGATGAATTATACGACACTGTAGATTTTTCTCTATGAGTATAGAGAATCTAGATAAAGCGGTTTACAATTTATTTATCTCTTGTTATTGCTATTAATTCTTTTGCTTTTGCTTCTAGGAAAGGTAGTCTATTTGCCCAGCGGATATATTCTTTATCAGGATCCTTTGTAAGACCCTTTAAAAATGGAAGTATTAACTGTTCTATTTTTCTCATTTTTTCTTTAAGCGCCGCATCATACTTTTCTTCTAATGCATCATTTCCAGAAGAACATATCAAACTAGATAACTCTGCCATCGAAGATCCCTGCTCCGTTATCATAGCATGAAGTTTTTCAGTGGTAAAAGTAAGGATTTGATCTAATTTTTTCTCTATTCTCTTAGTATTAGATTCAAGAATAGAATCGATAGATTGCTGATGCTCTACTATCTTATTTATCTCTAATTGAAGAGTCTTGATATCGTCTGAAGATTCTTTCGTTTCTTGTAGTTTATTTTGCAACTCTGAAGTTTTTGCATTAACTTCTGCATCAGATGCGAATGACCAACCAAAATCAGTCCCTGCATCAAAACTATCTAGAATATTATCTAATGCCATTGTAAGTTATTACTTTATATAATTAAATCTATTTATATAAAATATAGTAACTTTTATTAGAAATGGAAATTTTTTTTGAGGATGGATTTGTTTTTAGGGAGAGGAGAGGGTGGTCAAGACTAATAAAATTATTAGAATATTACTCTAAAAGATAAATGGTTTTACTAATCTCTAATTTGATGTGGTAGAAGTGGAATACCCTGATCGTTTGCCCTTTGATACCAATAAGCAGCTTTTCTCCAATTTATATCTACACCAAGACCATATTCATATAGTCTTCCTAAATTATATTGCGCATTTGGTTGATCATTATCAGCAGCTTTTCTATACCATTTTAAAGCTTCCTGATAATTTTTTTCTGTACCCAAACCTCTATCGTATAGCGATCCAAGATTATTTTGAGCAGGAGCATAATCTTGATGTGCAGAAAACTCGTACCACTTTAAAGCTTCCTCATAGTTCTGTCTTACACCATCACCCTGTTCATATGCTCTGCCAACGATAAATTGGCATACATAATCTCCTGCATCTGCGCTATTTTTAATATCTGTAGTAAAACAAATTCCAATATTAAAAATAAACAGTGATAAAAATATCAATAAACTTTTCATTTTATTCATCTTTAAAAATGTATCTATCAATGTTTGAAAAAATTATTCCACATACCATAACTATAGCAATAAACACGTGAGGAATGTTTATAGAAAAAAAGTAAATTCCTACAAAATGTAAAAAAAATTGCATTGATGCCGCGACTAATATAGATTTAATCCATTTCATTTTAGTAATCAGTTATTATTTTTGTTAATTCTCTCAGTCTATTTTTTATCATGTAATTAAGGATCTTATTCCTATTTCCCAAAGGTTCCTCTGCGTACGCCTGAAGTATCTTTTCTGTAATTTCTGAAGGTATCTTATCCAAATCAATCATCATCTTATTTCTAGAATAATTTGATTGTTCTTTATTTGATAAAGAATTGTAAAAATCTTCTTCGCTATCTTTTAACCAAACATCTAAGTTCTTTTTAAATATTGATTTTTGCTTTTTTTCTGGATTAGATAGAGCATCATCTGCAGATAACATATTTGGAACTCCATCGCTAGCATCTCCACGAATTATATGCTCACGTAAAAACAATTCAGGATTTTTATCTTTTAACCATTTTTTTCTAACAGAATCGTATTGAAAAACGTTTGGATATTTTTGCAGCTGTATAAAATCTTTATCTGAAGAAAGAATAAGATTTTTTTCTTGCAAATTGTTTTTTACTAACGTTGCTATAATATCATCACTTTCTGCACCATGAACTTCTATTATTTTATAAGGAAATGTTTCTCTTAGTTCTGCTTTTAATATTTCTATAACTTTAAACCCTGCTTCCCAATCAAATGTTGACTTGTCTCTACCAGCTTTTCTATGTGATTTGTAATGAGAAAAGACGTCTTTTCTCCAATAATGTCTGGAGTCTATACAAAAAACTAACTCGCCAAATTCTTTATGAAATTTAACTCTTTTCTCACGAATTGAATTTAGTAGAATATGTCTAACAATATTCTCTTCTACTTTACCATTTACAGACTGAGACATTAATGCCCCTATGAAAAACTGACTACTATCTAATAAAATCACTTATTTTTATTTTTAAAATTTTTTGCTTTCAATCTTCTTTTTGCTCGCGAATTACTTTTTCCCAATCTATTTCTGCTCCACAATTATTACAATACTCGTCTCTCCAATCTCTAGCTCTTTGTATTTCATCACCGCATTCTAAACACTCCCACCCACCATTACCTAATTTAACATGAGGCTTAAATGTTTTTCCATCAAAATAAGATATGTCATATGCCAAATAAGGCATTTTTTGTTTAAAATAGACGAGTGTAGTATTCTTTGTTTTTTCTAATCTTTCCACCTTTAATCTATTTGTATAAGATGAATTACATAACGATCTATCGTAATCCCATAAAGAACCAACTTCAACATTAAAGTGATTGTTTGCTAATTCTTTTTCAAATTTAAATTCAAGTGAGGTTCTCATTCGTCATCTTTCCATTTTTCGTTTTCAAAATCCCATTGAATAAGCTTATAAATAAGAGTTGTTCTTGGGAGTATATTTGTTTTAGGAAAATTGTCTATACCTTCTGCTATAGACAACAAAGCTTCTTCAAGCTTATTAATTCTATCACGTTGTTTTGCTATCTTTTCATCGTACGCGCGATTATATAGTTCTTCAACTGTTATCGATTCTTTATCAAAACATTTAAAGAGATCCACAGATCCATCTAGAAAATGTTCTAAAATGTCCACAGCATCATTTGATAACATTATAGTACCGTTTTCAGATAATTTGCAAAGAATTTTTACATTATCTATAATGTGTAAAGATTTACTTTGATGATTTAGAACCCAATACCAACTTTCTCTTTTCTCGGCTCTTTGTTGCGCAATAGTTTCGTTATTTGCTGGAAATAAATTAAAAATGCTCCATTTCATTTGCCATTTTATTAAAATTTCACGTGACATTTTAACAGATTCTTCACAAGCTGCTATATATTTATCACAAGCATTTAAAACTTTATCGGTCGATATTTTAATATAACTCATAATATAGAAATTAAATTTCTTTGTCAGTGTTAATACCTATTATAATACTTATAATAGAAATCGCATTCACAATAAATAATAAAATTAAAAATTGCAATAGTCCTATAGATCCTGTAGAGCCCGCAACCATAGCAAATATAATAGAGTATCTAATTTCAGGATTTATTGACCAAGGACCTTTGGTAAATTTCGTTTCCATTGTTTATTTGGTTTTAAACTTATTTTCTAATACACAAAAACAATACAAAACAAATGATCATTAGACCATGCGCTGCAACAAAGACGTTAGTAGTTATTATCATTTTTAACCTCGGGCTTGCAATAAAACTTTATCTATTTCTCTAACCGAATTACTAAACATTTCTTGTCCATGCGATTCAAAAATATCTCTAATATCCTTTAAAGCATTATACATAACAGGAGCTGCTTCTATTAATTTAGCATTTGCCATGTTCTCTTCTTCTGTTCCATGATTCAAATTCAACGCAACTGTTCTTATAGAAGTATATCCTTCGGGAGTTTTTCCATAAGTTCCTGTTATATTGCCAAAATATTGTGAATCGACGGAATGCTGCCGAAATTTCCATGGTCCAGGTGTAAATTTTGCTTCATTCATAATATAACTAATTTAAAGATTAATTTTTTGTAGTCAATTTGTTATCTCCCGATGTAAGCATTACCATAGGAGTTCCATATGTTTTTAAGAGCAATTCAACGTTTTCATCATATTCAATAATTTTTACCAATTGATCAGGCCTTTGTTTTATTTCTAAAATTTGACCTTTATACCGTCGAGTCTCATATTGTACAAATACATACTGCTTTGTGAAGCGTATAATAATACCTTTAGCTAATTCCCTATAATTTGGTACTATTATAATTACGGTATCACCGACATTTAAATCTTTTCCTAATATATCTTTCATTCTTTTGTGATGTTAATAGTTACATTCAGCAAATAAAACGTTCAAAGAGAGAGTTAAAAATCATTGCTATATGTTATATCAAATAACAGATAATAATTCATCTGGGTCACTCTCTGAAGCTTTTCTGCATTAAACCTGTTGACCTTTTATAAGTTCTTTTCCAACCTTAAGGATAATTACCTTATCATTAATTCGTCCATTAACACTTGCACTTTTAGTAGTCAGTTTGTCCATAATATCCTGAATTTCTTTACCATTTGCACCCATAACAGCTTTAAGAGTTTCTAATGGTTTCCTAAGAGATTTTCTTTTCGATGATTTTGTATCCCAATTAAGAAGAGAACAACCTTTCACTTTAAATCCTGTATAATCAGTTGCTTGGTAATAACTAAGTTGTTTGTATGCAGTGTTAAATAGCCAAAGTGTTTTTGCTCCAACAATATCTTGCGGAGATATAGAAATAACACCAAATTCTGGTGCTTCCTTCATATATTTTAGAGTTTTCACCTGCTTCTGAACACTTAACGGCTTTGCAAAATGAGGTTTTCTATCAATACTTTTCTTCCTTCTACGCAAGTTAAGAAAATCATCGCATCCGTTAAGAATAGTATCAAAGAAATCTAAAATCTTTTTCTTTTGAGTAGGATTGAGGAAGGAATAACCTTCCACCATCTGAGGGCATACTTTATCATATGCTTCCTGAAGTTCAGCGCGGTGTTTGCTATACGTCTTTTTAATAGCTTCAATGTGTTCATCGTCTACAAAGTTTTTTTCTTTTAACCACGCGATGATATTGAATTTGGGAGTATTTTTCTTTTCGAAAGCCTCGTCTACAAATTCGTCGAGTTCTCCAAGAAGACTTGTAATTTGTTTTGATAATTTTATTTTAGGATCTTCTTCCTTAGGAACAACTACAGTACGAGTTCTCCTAGCTTCCTGTTGTGCTTCAACTTCTAGATCAAGACGTGCAAAATATTCTGCATCCATCACTACTTTCTGACCTTTAATTCTTTTCTTTGGAACAATTGGAGCTTGCACCTTCACTTCCCTTTTAGCAGCACCAACTTCTGTGTATTTTTCTGCTGCTAAAATTGCGGCTTTTGCAGTACGTCCTCTCATATAATCTCCTAGTTTTGTTTAATTGTTCAACTAGTATAATATAACCATTTTTACTTAAATAAAAAATTTTTCACAACTTTTTACTCAATTCTCATCAATAACTGATAATCTGAAGGAACAACAAGAAACCAAATTCCGTTTTCATCTTCACGTTTAAAAAAAGTCTTTCCCTTGTTTCGAAATGCGTAGGAAATATTGATGGAACTGTCTATTTTATAACATATCTTATTGCGTATATAAAATGGTAAATAAAAAACCTGTTCTTTAAAATGAATATCCCTTGTTGTGAACATGCTTATTATTTTAGCATCTATCCAATATTCAATACTTTCTATAGACAAATTTGAATCTATGTGTGGTTTGTGAACCACAATTGCTGGTGTGTTTTTATAAACTACTGGCATATGGTTTGTTTAAAAAATCTTTAAAGACTTTATTAGAAGGAACTATAAGCATCCAATTGCCAGTTTCATCTAATTTGTTAAAAAAACTCCATTGTTTTTCATGAAATGAGTTTACGTATTCTGAAGATTTCGGTAAAACCGCGTGTTTAATACGATAATATAAATGTTTAAGCTCATCTGCATTCATCATCTCCTCAAATATTAGTTCCTTTGTTGTATGTATAAATGTTATTTTTGTGTTGGTATCGTGAAATCTTCGTGTATATTTTTTAGTACCAACACAAAAATAACAGTCTTCGGGTTTTATTCTTAAAACAATCGCGATAGTATTTTAAAAATAGTATATGACATTTCTTTAATCAAACGGTAATTTAAAACTCAAAAATATCTTTTTCTGATATAATTTCTTTTGTTGGAAAAAAAATAACCATCCATCTTTATCAATAACAGTAATAAAATCCTCTATAGGTTGCGGATGTATTTTTGCTAACATTTCTTTTATAACATTCTGTAGTATGTAATCACTCTTATATAAACCAAAAACGTGAGCCCAAATAGACTTTCCTATTTTGGTTACATTTTTATTAAAATATAAATCCATAGAAGTATTTAATTTTACGTATTTGTCATAGTGAACATGATTTACAATATAACAATAAGCAATACCAAATGTTCCCTCTTTAATGTGTTGCATATTATAAACTAAAATTTATTAAGATGAAGCAATAGAAAAGAAGTTTCTTTTAAATTACTCGACTTTATAATATAATCATTTTCCACTAAACACAAAATATTTTTTGATACTTATTTCAAGAAAGAAGCTCCTCATAGTACAATATTAAAGTGATCTAAAAATGCTTGTTCAGATATCACTGGTACTCCTAATTTACTAGCAGTTTTAGATTTACTGGATGAAGAAGTGGAATTGCAGATTAGATATTTGGTATTCTTATTCACTCCATCAACAGATATAAATCCATATGACTCTATTGCTTTTGCAAATTTATCTCTAGTACCATACTCCAGCTTACCAGTAATACATACCTCTATTCCCGTAATATTAATAGGCACTGTAATAGTAGGGGGATTAGTGGGCCAGAGAATATCTACTAACATTATTAGATCATCTATTTTGTTCGATATCTCTCTTCCAACTGTTACATTAGTTCCAAGATTATTATTCTCACTTATACTCTTATCCTTTAATTCTTGGAAAGTGTATTGACCAAGAGTCTTAGCATGTGTAGTTCCAAGACCTGGAATGTTCATTGATACTAGTATATCCTCATAAGTAATATTCTTGATTTTATTCCCAATAACTGTAATAGCCTGGGCAACCTTCTTAGACATACTATCTCCAAGAAATTCCAAGTGCTGTATATTACCATCATAGTTTCTTACACTATTTACAAAATCAAAGAAATTACCTACACTAAAATGTTCAAAGTATTTATCCCATGTAGTCTGACCGATACCCTTATCAATATCACATCTAGTTAAAAATGCATGTACTTGATTAATCTGTACAGATGGGCATAGTGGATTTTCACATATAAGATGAACACTCTGTACTGATGTTGGACTTCCACATACAGGACACTCATGTGGCCAAACTACCGTACTGGATGGTTTAGTGACGTTAAGTATTTTAGGTATTACTTCATTTGCTCTGGTAATAATGATCTCCGCATCATGTCCAATTTTATTATCAGTGATATATTTCCAATTATATCCACTAAGCCTCTGGATATTAGCTCCATGAATCTTGATAGGCTCCTTTAATATAACCACAGGTATCACAGCTCCTGTTGATCGCGTACTCCACTCAACAGTATCAACTACGGCGGGCTTTTCTTCTGTCTCAAACTTTACTGCATATGAGTCGTTGTCAATATCCTCAGAAAATTCTTTTGTTAATACAATTCCATCTATTGGATATATCTCTCTCCATTTATTATATACTAACCTTAGGCTTTCCGAGTCTAATATATTCTCAATTAATCCTACTTGACATGGAGTTATAAGATTTTTTTCATAAAAAAATTCGTAACATTGCCATTTGGATAACTTACTATCTCTGATAGTATATGGAACAAAGTGAAGATAACGAAGTAACTCATAGTCATCCTCCTTAGTATTCATAACTCCTGCAGCAAAGTTTCTTGTATTTGAATATCCTAAGGATAATACATCAGACTCATATACCAATGGTACAACTACCTCACCTCTTATTGATGTACCATCAAATACTATATCATCAAGATTAGCCTCAGTAGTATTCTCAATTATCCACTTCAATTTAGAGGAAATATCCTGTCCTAATTTACCATCACCTCTAGTTACACCTTTAGCATATTTACCATCTTCAAAATATACTACTGCAGTAAGTCCATCGTATTTAGGAGTAGCTATAACGGTTTTTCTATCTATATAGTTAGCTATCTGGATTTTATCTAGTGATCCAACCTCACTGCCAATATGTTCAACTATTCTATCTTTAGGTACATATCCCCAACCGGTCTTGAGAATTGAAGAATTAGGATTACAATCTTTTAGAGCTTTTATCATGCAGTCAAACTCTTCATCTGTCATAATAGCAATGCCTTCATAATATGCTGTACTAGCCACTACTATTTGTGATTCTAATTGTTTGACAGAGTGGAAAGGGATGTTCATTTCAATTTATTTAGATTTAACTACTTTCACTTATAGACCTATGATATAATATAATAATAATTTAACAATATGTAACAGGAAAATTCTCAAAAAATACAAACCAACCTTCTCTTTCAAAACAATTATATATATCCGGAGTGCCAAAGTCATAAAACAACTCATCAAAACTGTCAAAAAGAATAGGAAAATCGTCGTAAAGCTTTTCTTCTTCTCCACTAAATTCTAAATTTTTAGTTGTTCGTATAAATTTAAATAATTTTTCATTTATTATTCCATCAATAATATATTTTTCCGAACAGAAAGATTTATTTATTACAACGCATTCAGTTCCTTTACAAACCTTTAACATGGAAAAACTCCTTCGCTTAAACTATTTCTAAGATATCTGATTTATTGATAAAAATAAACCAACCGTCTCTACGAAAACAGTGATATAATGATTTATCAGTTTTTATGAGCGAATCTCTAAAGGATTGAACTAAATTTATCCAAGAAGATTTTCCTATTCTTTCTGTTGGGAAAAAAATCAAATCCTTAGTCGTACGAATTTTTTTAAACTCAGTTGATAATATAGTGCCATTAATAGCATTTAAACCTATTTCTTGCAAAACTATTACAGAAACACCTTTATTAACTTTAAAGGTAGTCGCGTTATTTACCAACATAAGATATTACATTAAAATTAGATACCATTAAATACCAATCTGATCTTTTAAACGGTATAATAGAACCTCTTCCAGTTTCGTATTCAGGAAAATAGAGTTCAAGTTTCACATAATTTTTATCAAATACTTCACGTATCATACAACTAACAATTTCATCAAATTCGATTCCAAAATTAGAATGATGAAAGTGATGATCTTTTTTCGTTTGTATTTTAACAAAAATTTCATTTCTAACGTCGTATGCTATTCCACGAGTACCTTTGTATACACTATATCCCATTTTAACCTTATTTCGTTAATATACGTATTGAAACTTTGGGCTCAAGTATTTTCCAAATAACACCTTCATAGTTCTTTTTATCAAGCATAGCAAAAAGAACCTGAGGATATTCATATTTAAGTGCTTCCGCAGCAAATTCTTTACGTGTTTCTAACTTTCGTGCATCATTAAAAGCAACCATCGCTGAACTTAATATGATAGCATATTCTTTATTAAATTCATAAATTTCTTCTTTGACGATAGAATAAAATTCATCTGGTATTTGATCCAACAATTCTTCGATGTTACCGTTAACAAGATGTTCGTGAATCAATTTGTTTGTGAGATTCCATATTATTTTATGCTTTTTTAAATAATTAGCAAATTTAATCTTGCATTTATTACCGTTGTCAAAATGAACAACAAAACCTTCTTTATTTTCCCAGTCTAGCCATGCAATCTGAGAATAGTCAGTGAAATATTCCTGCTGTGGTATTTCAAAAATACATTGAGAAATTTTTGTAGGATTAACTTCTGCGCCAGTTTCTATATCTACAGCGCCTAGTAAAATAAGTTTTTCTGTTTGTCCATAATCTATGCAAATTCTGTTTTCTGGATAAATAATTTCTACCAGGTAAGTGAGTTCTTTTTTAAGATACTTCTCTTTGTCTTTGATTTTTTCAAGCATCTCCTTTGCTTTGATAGCTTGATCAGAAGTAAAAGACCCACGAGAGCAGATGTGCCATACCCCATTGTAGAAGAATATAATACCCAAGGAACCATCTTCTTTGTGCCAAATCGTAAAATTTTCCGTATGTACATGTTTCTTTTCTTCTAAATTAAAGAATTTTTTAAATGGACGAGCAATTACGTTTCCTTCTACGTCTGTTACGAGTCCACGACACATCAAAAGAGTAGATGTCCACAAATTATCATACTGACAAGTCTGACTATAATTCCAAATAGTCAAAGGAAGAATAGGATGAACTTGCTTTTCTAAAAGTTTCTCTTTATGTAGTCTGTCTAATTCTTTAATGTCAATTTTCATTATAATTTAGTTTATGCACATTACATAAGTTTTAGGAAAAAGTAGAGACTCTTCTGAATTTTCTCTAATTTCATTTTTAATGACGTCCGGATTAGATTTAAACAGTTGCAATATGTCTGTTTTTGTAATCACTAGTTCCTGATTTGTTATGTAAAGCGCGAACGCTCCCCAAATTGTATCATTGTTTTCTCTTTGCATGATGTATTTTCTGTTTATAAATTATTCATATAGTATAATATAAACTTTTTGCTGTAAATTAAAAATATTGAACTTCTTCTTTATCTGCAAACAATAACCATCCATCCTTTTCAAAAACTAAAATATCAGCGAATACCTGTCCGCATACTCCTTCTGCTATAAGAAGCAATTCTTCTGATATAGAATTCTCCGATTTTTTACAAAAAAAAACTTATTTTACTCGTAGTTATAGAATACACCAAATCTGATTTTATTTTATAAGCTAGTACTTCAATTCCTTTTTCTATAACAAAAAGTTTCATTTGAGTTCTCTTTTATTAATAAACAAAAGCCAATCTTTAATACCAAAAGTATATATGTATTCTATATTAATATAATTAGAATCTATTCTTTTAAAATAGTCATGAACATCAAGCATTAAATCGGGAAGTTGCCTGGAAAATTCCCCTCTGATGTTTTATCAAACTGCCAAAGTTTAGAAGTCTTAGTATAAGTTAGACGCTGATCTATAATACTATAAGCTAATATAGGAGAACCTGGTAAAATAAAAAGTCATTCTTCGTATTTAATTTTAGTTTGGTGTATAAATAAGAACCATTCGTCTTTTTCAAAGGCAAATATATCAGTTACTGAAATTTGATTATCCATGCCAGTAATGAAATTACCTCTAAATATTTGTAGAACATCCCACCAAAGATCACCTAATCTCGTTACTTTAGAATCACTCCTTTCTAGGAAATTTAAATCTTTACTCGTACTTAATACAACAAAATTCCCTTCCGATGTATCATATGCAATACCAAAGGTTCCTTTTGGTATGAAAAAGTTATTCATAAATTATTTTTTGATGTTTCGTTATCTCTATAAGAATTAACAACTTCCATAATTTGTTTAAGAGTATCATAAAGAGAATCTTCAGGAATACCAGAAAACCCATAATATTCTGACTCTGACTGTTCTACTGCATTATATAAAATGTCTTTTATTTTTTGATAAACTTCAATCATGCTATACTCTCCATCTATAATTTATTCACGTAATATAATATACAAATTATTCTATTGATTATAAAAAATTATTTTGTGGTAAAAGTCACTAAATCTCGATGGACAAACAACAACCAAAAATCTTCTTCAAATACATTAAGATCCCGTACTTTTATATTTTCAAAATTTGTTGATTTAATAAGAGACATATCTGAGTGATAACAGTCCAAGATAACATTCCACAATCTTTCTCCACCAACATCTCCTAAATAATGATCATTAACATCACTATCCGATCTACGGTTAAAAGTTAAATCTTTAGTAGTTTTAAGTATAACTATAGTGCTTTCAATTATATTATATGCTACTCCGGGTGTACCCTTTTTCACTATGTATGTCATGTGGCTAAAAATGAAACATCTTCTGTTTTAACATAAACATCAATTTCATTAACAATTTTGTTTATATCAATGTCGATAAGTACGCCAAAGACATCTATCTGAATATAAAAATGATTAGAATATGTAGGAACACAATCAGAATCTTCTACATGGCCTACTTTGCCATTTATCACGGAAACTCTCGTGTCATTTATATAAATAGCGTAAATTTTATCTATAGAAGATGGAAAACCCTCTAAAAAATAAACATCACTTCCCCACATTCCTTTATAGCCAAGTTTATATTTCATTTTCATTGTAGAATTATTTAAATAATTTTGCAGAAACACTTAAAAGTTAATCACAATTTAAATCTCGAAATCAATATGCTCCTAGAACATAAACATTCGAAATATTTTTAATATAATCTAACATATTTTCATGCTCATAAGCATATACAAATTGATTTTTTGAAAGTTCCGTCAGCCTTTTCCTCATATTCCAATCTGCTACATAATCGTGATTGGGAAATTTATATTTTCTATCTTTTATTTGTTCTTCAATCATTTCATTATAAATCTTAATTCTTTAAGCTTTTTTATTCTAAAATCAGTACATTCTATCTGAAGAGTTATTTTAGTATTTGTTAACTTTTCAATTATTTCTTTTTCATGAAATAAAATAAGAAATGTTAGTAATAAATTCTAACTAAAACACTTGGGACTAGAATATACCATTCATCTTTATAAAAACAACTTACATATAGCGATAAATCATCAAGAATCTTTTCTGGATTTAAAGTTATAATATACTGTGACAATTCTTTATCGGAATGAAAATTATTGTATACCCATTCCATAATATCTTTATTTTTTATAGTAAAAAAAATATCTACACTATCAGCCATATTAAATGTTAGATGTTTTGTTGTATGTATTTTTATAGCTTTTGATTTCGAATGTAAACTATCTTTCACAACCAAAGCTGGGCAACCAATTGAAACTTTTCTTAGTATTTCCGATACAGTTTTTATCATCGGGTTAAATGTAAGAGCTTCTTTATTATAAAGGTCTTCACATTTAGAGAAAATGTCCTCGTTAATGTTATAAATTATCATTTTCGCATTCCTTTATTCTTTCTTCCCAGACATGTAGTTCTTTTTCCCAACGTGCCATAATATAACGAAATTCAATAATATTTTCGATATTGAAGAAAATGTCACCATTGAAAATAGCAGAGTCTATTGCATCGATATGTTCCTCATCTAATCTTTTATAATGTTTATCTGCCATAATATTACTTTGAATAAGCATTTAAAATAAAATTTTCTATCCATTCAATATCCGCTTTACGAATAAATCCACGAAAAGCTTTTAAGCACTCTAGTTCCTGTCTTACTTTGTGCATTAAAGTAGTAACTTTCGGTATTAAAGAAGAATTGAAATTATTTTTTATTTCTAAAAGAAAATCTCTGTCCGGATATTCATAAACTGGATTAAAATCTCCACTATCCAATAATTCTATTCCCTGTCTTAACGATCTAATATAGGCAATGATAGTCTTTGGTGTTCTTTTTGGATCTGGATTATAAAGATCCATTTTCTTTATTTGATTTTCTGCATATCCAAGATGAGCAAAATATATCTTTTCATCGTCTAAAAATTTTTGTCTATTTGTAACTAGTTCCATACCAATATCGGTAGTTTCTACTATTCTGTTAGACCAGATAACCTCTAGTGCAGAAGGATTACCCGTTGCACACATTTTGACAAAATTTATTAACTCGTAATTAGTGTCATCAGTCTTGCCTTCTATCCAAGAAGTGTTTTGTGTTTTTCTAAATGGTGATAAAATATCAATTAAATCTACTTTAAAAACACCTCTATAATCGTAATCGGAATCTTGATTATCTAGACCATGAAGTCTTGATCCTACTACCACTTTATGTATATTTTTCATATTTGTTTTTTTTGTTTATTAATTTAATATAAACAAAAAAAGCTATTCAAAGAATAGCTTTTTATTATTTTTTAATTACATTTTCTATGTCACTGGATGCAACAGGATCTTCTACAATAATTGCCTCTAAAATTGCTATTTCAATCCCAAAGATTTTGAAAATATTTACCAAATAATGTAGTACCTCTTTTAATTCTATTTAGGTGAGTTGTGTAACCGTCACTGTCGAATTTTCCAGTATGATTCGGCCCATGTATTAAAAGATTATGTCCAGTTTCAGGATCTTTTTCAAACTGAAAATCTATATTACCAGTATGAAATTGATTTTCCCAATCACCATTAAGTTCATTAAATGCCCAAATCATTTCGTTAAGAACCCAATCCCAACGTGCAAAATGAAGATCATCTATATCCCAGTCATTCTGTTTTTCTGGTGCGGCAGATGATTTTAGATTATCCGGAACATCACAATCATCAACATGTGGAGCTCCATGCTGAGATTCCTTTAATTGTTTTAATAGCGGAAGAATAATTGGCGTTAAAGTTGAATCCATATTCCACGTATCATATTTATCAATATGAACATGAACAATTCTTTTAATATTTTCTTCAATCCAATTACAAAGGGGTAAAAGTGGTGTTTCTGACAACCATTCACCAAAATTATCTACCCATTCAGGAAATTCTTCATTGCCGAGTTCATCCTTTGTTTTGGGAACCCAAAAACAAAGTGCTTCTGCTATTTGATATGGACCTATCCAATCTCGATATGGTGCTTGATATACTAACATAATTATCCTTTACATTATATCGAAAAGACGCACATTCAGTGCATCTGCGATTTTTGCTATCATTTTAAGTGTAAGATCTTCTTTACTATTAAGAATATCTTCAACTCTTTCTTTTGAAATATCAAGTTTTTCGCTTAAAGATTCTTTAGAAATATTTTTTAAGTCTAATACTCGTAAAACCCTTCTAGAAATAGACCTAGCCATTATTTCCCATTCTTCAACTTTAACTGAATTAGTTTTCATAATACACAATTTAAAAGTCTTTCTTTTTATATTTCTTTAAAAAAATACCAGGAAATAATATGGCAACATAAAATGCAAGAGTCATTTTACCAAGAATTCCATACATTAAAGACTGCCTGAATCTTCCCTTAAAAATTTTCCGGTGTTTGAAAAAGAAGTCCGTTTTATTATCTTCTTCAGGAAAATCAATTCTATACAATGAATCAGTAAGAAATTTCATTAAAACTTTCCTATTATAATGTTTGATTTTACTGGTTGTATTAACGTTTCTGGTTCTTTTTCTGCTATTCCTTTAAAGGTTGTCTGAAGAACAGATAGTGCTCCAAATGAATATCCAGTTGCAAATGCACTTCGGATAGAATCTACCAATTCATCGGACATTTCTTCTAATTCTGGAGTTCCAGCAATATTTACATCAAATAATGCTTCACCAGCAAGTCTATATTCTTGTAGTAGAAATTCTACTTTTGTTTCTAGTTCTGTAGGCATATTTTATTTTATTTTATTTTTAATAATTATTTCAAACATATCATCAAATACAACAAATCCCATAATAAATCCTGATAACATACTAAGAGGATAAAATAGAGACCACAATACGATATTATACTTTACAGACACGACCTGCAAAATCAAAGCCAAAATGATCAAAAATACTCTAGAAATCTTCATTTTTCGAAAAATTTAAAAATTAAAAACCATTTCTTTAATGTCCATATTTTCTTCCCGTTCGGTCCTAGAGTCATTACTCCTTTCTCTCGAATTTCTTTTTGTAAATATATAAGAAAGTTTTTAACATCTCTATATACTCTTTTTATTAATAAGACAGCAAGAAAAATTTCTACTACAATAAGAAAACTATTCATATTTACAAAATATGTTAATTGTAAGAATCATATATGCCTTTGATTCTTTTTTTAACTCTGTTATTGAAAATATAGACAGATCGTAAAATGACAAAATTATTTTCTACGATCTGTCTATTTGTGTAAACATTAAATACTAATATTACTCTTCGCCTGCATAAAGAATTGTATCAATCTCTGCAGTCAAACTCAAAATTCTGTCTTCCTGAAATTCTACTAATTCTATAACAGAATCTTCTATTTCTTTTATTTTCTTTAAAAGATTAGTCTTTTCTTCTGCTGTAAGAGAATTCTTTGTTGATTCTTTAGCTAGATTTACTAACTGTTCCAACTGTGATTTGGCGTACTTCTGTGTCATGATATAATATTTAAATTTGCTTTTTAGATTTAATCCATCAACATTCTCTTATAATAGATAACGCGTGAATAGGAAACGAATTATCAACTGAAATTACAGGTCTATTACATCTATTGCACACTAGATCCCACCACTGTTCAGGATATTCTGCATGATAATCGACTAATGTACTATTTTCACAACCACAATATGGACAATAATTTATTTCTTTTCCATGCAAATAAAGCTTATCACCTTTATCACAATTTATTATAACATCATTATTTAATCTTCGTAAACTTGCCTTAGATCGTATTCTACCAATCTTTCTTAATTTTAATTTCCTTGGCAATCTTTCTTGATAATACATATTACAATTATATTAACTAGCTAAAATTTTAGCTAGAGAATTAGACATTCCACATTTTGTGGCTTTGTTTAAAAAAACAAGCCACTCAGAACCAAATTTACTATAATATTCTTGTGAAAATTCCTGATATTCATCACCAAATTCTTCTACAAATCGTTTACCACATTCAATAATCTGGTCTTCTGTTAAAACAACCCCATCAAATTCATTTACTGTAGAAGTAATAGAGTGAAAATCATCACAAATTTTATTATAAATCTGATATGTATCTAAAATCAAAGTATCTTTTTCTAAGCTCATAATTTTTTATTTTATGCTACTGAAAGCATGTTTGCTGGAACTCTCCAATTTGTTCCAAGATTTGTATGAATAGTTACAGTTTTCTTAGAAATTCTCATTATTACACCTTCGATAACACCATTAGTTCTAGAATTTGTAAACTTTACTCTAGATCCATGTGAAAAAATTCTTTTATTCTTTTCAGCAATAATAGATTTTTCAAGTTTTACGGCATTGAAAATTGATGTTAGTTCTTCGTTTGTAAAATTACCCGATAGAATTGCAGAAGTAATCTGATCAATATTCATAATGTATTTTGTTTTGTTTAATTATTCAACTAGTATAATATAACATTTTTTCTACTAATTAAAAACTATTTTAACGTTAAAAATAGTAAGATCAGAAAATATACTGTACAAAAAATATTTTATCATAGTTCTACAATAGTAATAGAAACGTCCCGCATTTCTTCTTCTATGATATCTTTTACTTCATTCCAATCTCCTCCAGCAAGACCACATCCAATCTTTGGTAATCCGATTTCTTTTCCCTTAAAGTTGTCGTTTATACTTTTCATACAAACACGCAAAGCATTATAATCGAGATGCATTTTGTCCGTTCCAGCTCTATACTGAGTATAACAATTAACAACAGAAAATTCTTTCCTGTCTGTAGTTGGTGTTATTGCTGTATTAAGCAAATCAAGAAAATGAGGAAGTTTAAATGTATAAGATTGAATTTTTCCCAATTTTGAGATATCACCTTTTCTACTAGAATGTTCCAAAGAATATTTTAGCGGATCATTAGTACTAAAGGTTGCAACCATTGCAGAAGCAATTCCACTTTTTTGAGCACAAAAACAATTACAGCCATGTGCTATAACATCAAAATTCCCTTCTAGTGCCAATTTTATTAAATTTCCTTTAACGATTTTCATAATTACATTCTATTAATGATGAAGGAATAAAAATATACCATGCTTCTCTTGTAAAAGCAGAAATATAAAGATTAAATCTAGAAAGATCTGAAATTACAACGTTAAAATCTTTAAGAGACTCCATATATATAGACAATTCTTTATCTTGACGAAATTTTTCAACTATTTTATTGGGTAAATTACTACCCCAAACTGATTTTGATAAATGATCAAACGACATGTGTTCATTTTCAGTAAACGTTAAATCTTTTGTCGTATGAATTTTTGAAATCTTTTGTATTTCATTATAACATTCAGCAACTAAAGCCGGAGTGCCCTTATTAACACTACGTAGTATTTTAATATCGGCTGCAGAAACTGCTGGCGCAGTATTACTGTTATGTACGTATACAGATTGATTTCTCATAATATTAGAAGTAATATTTTTGTTATTACGGTAAAGACTATCAGGATGGGTACTACAAAAATCTTCTAATGTTAGTATTTTTTTGTCTACATTATTCATAACGTATCTATTTTTTCGTATTTATACTTTGCCATGACATGATTGGGTTCATATGCTATTTGCCAACAATCAATTTCTGTCCAATGACCAGCATAGTCACAAAATGATTTTGCATCTTCTTCATTTTTGCAATTCTCCAAGGTTTATAACCTGATGCATTTCTATTTTCAAGCGGATCTATCCAACCCTTGTATATAAGAAATAATGATGTCTCGTTCATAAGTTTATTTTTTCCTTTTAGGTTTAAGAAATTTAGGAAAAAAATAGTTCCTTATCTTCCAAAAATATTTTTCAATGATAGTAGCGAAGTACAATAGAACGGTAGCTACCAAACCGGTAATTCCAATTATAGACAATAACAACAAAGGGAACCATATCCCAGATGTAACTACTGCAAGTACTCCAGCAATAATAAGAATAAGCTGATGATCTGTCATAATTTTTTATTTAATAAACGTTAGTTGGAATTTTATACTCTCTTTGAACTGTTGTTATAAGATCTTTTAGAGTTATATTTGGTTCTTTATCCGTTACACACCTTATCATCCTTCTTTGAAGCTCACGAATAAAACCCATAGCACACGTCTGTGCTACGATTTCAGGGAAATCATCAGATTGTTTGATATAATCTTCAAATTTGATGTATAATTCAAATTCCTGATCGCAAAATTCACACACTGAAGCCCCCTCATCTGTCATTAAACCACAAGAAGGGCAAGTGTAAATAGTTTCCTCTCCGTTCGATAGTATATTTTTTTGTCTCTTTTTCATCATTTACATTTATCTGCTACATTATTATAAGCTCTACAAACATCAAGACAGTTATTTTTACAGATATGATCAATAAGACAGTTAGTCTTTTCAATCCATTCTAACCGTTCCTCTCGAATCTCATCCATTGACTTCTCATCAACACTTCCAACAGGTTCTCCACCCTCTCTCATGTAGATAACACAAGGGAAATGATAGTTGTTAGCTATAACCATGTCATCAAGTCCCAAATAACACTTTCGCGAATCCCCAGCACCCAATCCTCTCAACGACTCACCTTCCTTTAAGTTGTTGATACGATATTTCAATATAGGATTTTTTTCTAAAACTTTCTCTGCAATTTCAGGAATAAACCCAAGACTTTCTCCATACTGAGCAGAAGGAATTATTCTGATATCAGAAACACCCAAACTATGCGCTAAGGCAATTATCATGTCTACTTCCTTCACATTCTCATCATTCAACACTACTCCTACCGTAACATACGTAAGTTCCGAAAGCTTCTTGATATTCTCAAGAATAGTTTCATAGTAGCCATCCTTTCCAGCCATTGTAGAGGCTGTTGAAGTACAACAAGCATCAAGACTTATAGAAAAATCAGTAACTCCAGCATAGAAAAGCTCTTCATACAAACTGAAAAGTGCACTTCCATTAGTACTTATAGCTATTCTACTCTCCCATATATTGGCCTTAGCTGTATATTTAACAAGATCAACTAAATAAGGCAATAGAGTTACCTCACCGCCACTGAACCTGATGTTACGTAATTTGTGGCTCTGATATAGATCTACAATCTTTTTTGCTTCTTCAAACGTTAAAGTCCCCTTAGTCTTATCGGATGCTCCTCTACAATAAGGACACTTAAAGTTGCACTTATCTGTTAGGATCAGTTCACACCTTTCCAGTGAAGTAAACACGGAAGAATTTATTGCTCTGTAGTCAGATAATGTGTAAAACCCTATATCCTGTAATCTCATTCTTCCTCCTCTTCTATTGTAGATTGCCACTCTTCTAAAATCTTTCTATCAGATTCGAGTTTTACCCAAACCCTTTTAACAATAGGATCATCAAACCCCGCATCAAAATCTGTAGCAACGTAAAACTGACCAGATAAACTTATCAATTCAGATACAATTTCATCAACAAATGGGTCGTTCTTTATTTTTATTACAGACCAACCTTTTCTTTGAAGAATGTTTTCTATTTCAGTCATAATAATTATCTTTTTAATTTATTCAACTAGTATAATATAAACATTTTCTTCTAACTATGAAACTATCTTTGCGTTAAAAATATACGATGCGGCAAACATTTGTGGGAGTATATTGTATTCGGAGAATCCATATAAACCTGTAGAAAAGAAATCATGCACTTCTAAAAGTTGATTTTTCCCATAAATATCTGTTGAGACATCAAAACTATATGTGGTTCTTTTACTCATTTTATTAAATTCGGAAATTACTTTAGAAACATATTTTTCATTTGGGATATCGTACACATTTCCAAGATAATGTTTCATACCAACTAATTTTCCTCTATGAACAAAACATCTATATTCAGACGCTATATCCAATAAATCAGATACCAAATATTCTGCTTCGGTGTTATCTAATTTCAATTCATCAGGATTCAGAAAAAGTGCGTCTCTAAATCCTTTAAAATCATGTTCCTTTATAAAGACTTTATTTACAATGCAAGTTTTTGTCAGTATTTTTCCTTTTTGATAAAAAAGTTTTCTGCCTAAAACTTCATCAGAAAACAAATCTATCTTTATAGGTTCTAGCTTCACATTAGGATGATATATCTTAAAATATTCCTTCATGAAATCTATACTACCAACTGGAATTCTATCGAAACCTATGCCAACAACGCCTATGGACGTTGATAAATATTCTTTAGAATGCAAAGAATAAATGTACTTCTCATCCCCAAGAAACCAATTCTGAAATTTAATTGCTTCTATTAAATGAAAAGAAAAGTCATTAAGTTCTTTCTCTATTACAAAATGCATTGGGTTATTAATTTATTTACTGAGATTAAATGTACTCATCTTTCGTTTCTATTAATTGAAATCTATCAATTATACATAAATCATCATTAGCTACTATATGAGATAACCAACTCTCTAATGCTCTAGTCCAAACTGATCCATCTGTTTCTAACCTATACACTACCATCATAGCATTAGATTCACTATGTGCTGCTATTCTTAATACCTCATAAACATCTCCCTTAAAATGTTTATATCTTCTTCCTACAATAGGTTCACTCATGATTAGAATCCATTTTTATTTTGATCAATAGATAAACTGTTTCTATGATAAGTGCCAAACTCTTTATGTTTAACTATAAAGCTAATATATATATCCTCCTTTCAAAAATCTCTTCTTAGACTTAACACACCAACTTTTGAGTTTTTTACTCATTCCAGGACATAATGTATTAGGTGATCTCACATCATATTTAATATCATAAAATCCTGTAAATTTAACAAAACTAACTTCATTATCTTCAGATAATTGATAAATTATTGTTTTACCAGTGATGGTCAAAACTGTCACATATCCTCTTTTAGGATTATCATAATATGGTATATAAAAAGAAGCTAATTTCCACCACATGTGTTTTCTAAAGAGCTTCTCAGCTTGAGTCGCGTTACACCTGATAACCGTATACATAGTCATTATTTTTATTCATGAAGTAAAAAAATATCCTATATCATTAAAAAGATCTTGAATCTTTTTCTGATTAGATGTTTGTGTAATGTGGGGAATTCCATCTTTGATATAATAAAACGAAACATCTCTATTAGTGCAAATATCTGCTCTATATTTATAAGTTGTATCATCAGCAAACAAACCTTCAAAAGTCACTCGCCAAACTTCCCGAGAATCTTCATACCATGCTGCAATATATGGTTGATATCTAATAGAAATAGATGTAGTTATCCCCTTCTCATAACCATAAGCTAAAACACCTATTTTCATAATTATATCATCTGGTATATCTTTGAATAACATGATCTAATATTATTTATTCATGAAGTAAGATATATCCTAAAGCAGCTAATGATGCTATTACAGTATCTATTTCCTCCTCACTAACAGGATAATCTTCATTATTATCTCTAATATATTCATATACCTCTCTTCTGACAACAGGCTCAATTTGCCAGTTAGACTTATCATCGAAGGTATCGGCCTTACCTATTGTTTTTACACACATATATTTATAAGTTATGATTGTTTATAACCAACTATATCACAAATACCCTCAATGAATTCACATGCATATGCTATCACATGATCACTTTGATAGATAGTTTCGGGACACCTAATATAATTATCTTCTATAAATTTCTTACACAGAGAGAGATTAATTGATCTTCTACATAAGGATCATCAGAGTCCAGTATTCCTATAACAGAATCTTTTATTGACCATACTGGTATAGTGCAATCTTTATGTCTCTCAATACGTGCTAATAGTTCTTCTAATTTCTGTCTCATAAATCGTGTTATTAAGTATTAGTGTACTTCCCACTTTCTAAATCATCAATCATCTGTGTTAGTCCAGATATACCAGAATGATAATCTCTAATCTCATCATACTTTCCAAATAATAGTAACATAGATCTCTTAAATGTACTATATCTAGTTAAAGTAAAATTTATTCTATCTAGATCAACCACCTCAGCGAACGTCTTTGTCTTTCCTTGGGAGTTCTTATATGTTACACTTAATAGAACGTTCATAATCTAGAGAAGATAAATGGTGATAGGGATAATTGATAAGAATTAAATCTCATGTTAAGACAATTCCAATCTTGATTATAGTTTCTTTGGCCATGGTTCAACATTTAGGTTTAAGAAATTTAGGAAAAAAATAGTTCCTTATCTATCAACAACCTTCTCGTTTTTCCTCGCGCCAATAGACGTACACGCATCTTTGATTTGATTTATCAGTTCAAGTTCTGTCATTTCCCTCTCCTCCCGTTTTGCGAAATCCCGTCACGGCCTGCAAGTTTTGTCTGTGCTTCGCGGAGTTGAGCTTCGAGTTCCGCGCATTTAGCTTTCCACTCGTTCAAGTTCCCTGCGGCCATGTTCGCAAGGTTACGGGCTGTAAATACCTCGCGCTCCAGCTCTGCTATGCGCTGTTTAAGTTCATACGCGTTATCGTCATTAGCCTGCGCTAAAACTATTGCATCATGCTCCATTCTTACTATGCGCTCCGAAATATCGGCTTTGTGGGCATTAACAATACGTTTTGCTAACGTTTCCTGCGGCAATCCTGCCAAACGTAAACATAAATCACCAAGTGCCTCTATCCAATTTTCTTGAACCACACGTTCAAATGCCCCAACTATTTTGTTAGCATTGGGAACAGAATCTATCGACATAGCAGAAAACATTTCTTTTACAGTTTCACCAACACCAGTAAAATCGCCAGAAGAAATTTTTCGTAAATCATCATTTCCAAACAAATCTTCGTTCCTATTTTTTGTCATTGCATCCCGCATAGGACAGGAAGCATTTTCTGATGGTAAAAACTCGTTCTCTAACTCCCCTGGTGTATTAAAACACTTTTCTATAGTTATATTATCACTCATAATATTATTTCTTTATCATGTTGTTCTTCGTTTATTGGTTATTGTTGCTTTGCTCCGAAAGCGGGGATCGAACCCGCGACACAGCCTTTAATCAGGCTTGCTCTACCTCTGAGCTACTCCGGAAACCATTTCACTACTATTTAGCCATAGCCAGAGCCATAGCCAGAGCCATAGCCAGAGCCATCGCCATAGCCATCGCCATAGCCATCGCCAGAGCCATCGCCATCGCCATAGCCAGAGCCATAGCCAGAGCCATAGCCAGAGCCATAGCCAGAGCCATAGCCAGAGCCATAGCCATCGCCATAGCCAGAGCCATCGCCATAGCCAGAGCCATAGCCATAGCCATAGCCAGAGGTTACATTTCCCATACAGGAACCTCCGCGATTGACTTTTTGGCATCGTCACTTACAGGAAGAATTTCGATGGACTGCGTCAATATTACCTCTGGCACCTCCACAGGAAACTTGCATTTTTCCGGTACTTTTACGCCCTCATTTGCAAGCTGCGAAAGAGAAGCGGCACCTTCCCAATACCATAGTCTTCGAGCGTTTGTAAGCCTCACCTCCTGACCGTTTCTTTCTGCAAGATTTCCGGCGAACACTCCTGCCGAGGCAGTTCTGACAATCGCATACGCGCCGTCAGTTACAGTGTTTGTCTTTGGCACATAAGTCACGCCATCAATTACGATTTCTTTTTTCATGATATTTTTTGGTTATTGGTTAATGTTTTGTTTTAGTCAGCCTATCAATCAGTACGGCGGCTCTCCGCCCTGCACATGCCCCGCTCCTTTGCATTTTGAATCCCCAATTCTGTTATTTTTCATATCTATGTGTTCCGAGCTCATTTATTTTTTGTTTACATTCTAATTGATTAAGCAGTTTCCATTAATTTCTTATCAAAAGATTTTGCTAAATCTTTCCATTCCTGACCCCATTCACGGATTAACTCAACATTTTTTCTTATATCTTCCATCTCACTCACCAAACTCCATAAATCATCTTCAACATTCGAACACTTATCTTTTAAATCTTCTATAGTGGGATCGTAATCCCATCCCTTTATATTACACAGTGCAGAATTAATCGATTTGATAACACTATTTATCATTGGACATGTCACACACGGTTGTTCAGACACACCAAAATCCTTTTCACTGCTCATTTATCACGTCGATAACATCCCATTTTCCAAACCACATTTTATATATGAAGCAAATTAGCAATACTACTCCAGAAACGAATGCAGCTTTATCCATGGAGCATTCTATCTGAAGCTTACAAAATTCCTTTAATACCCAGACGAGAATAAAGGACCCCACGACCCCCACAAACATATTTCATAAAAATCCTTTAGTTTTCTGATTTATAAAGCTACTTAAAAATATTAATTCTTGTTAAAATCTCTTTTTTTTATTAAGATCGAGACCATTAACTTCTGCATAAATGTAACGCTTTACTTTAGAGCGAACTTCTTTTTTAGAAACCCTTCTTTTACGAACTTTAGCTTCATGTCTTGTTGTGCATCCTGTAGAAGTTTGTAACGAATCTTCTTCTTCACGCAAAGCCCTTTTTACTCCATATGCTTTCATAATCGAAACTTGTTAAATAATTTTTCTTATAGTATAATATA